AGTAGTGTGCTCCTATATAAAGAAATTGATAAATTCGCTGTTTTTTTGTGCCATATAGGCTTTTGAAGATGTCCAATTAGGGGTTGATATGAGAACGTTCTAAATCTAGAAAAAACTAAACATTGATTTTCCTGTCTGGAACTCTAGCTCATCTAGGAAATCGCTAAAATTGGCCTCCTTATTCAACTCCTTTTCTATTAAATATATTGTCTTTTCTATAAACCTCTCCATCATCATTGACCAAGGCTCATTGTGGATTTTTGGGAGGGATTTGATGAATTTTAAAAGTTTTGTCCAGTTTATGTTCCCAGAGGCTACATTATTGAAAAATGCAGATGGTAGGGAAAAGAGGTGGAATTCCCTGTCCATCCCCTCTAACAACATAGCAATATGAAATGAATTTAAAAGAATCGACGACCACTCATTCGTTTCCAGTAGATTTATTATTGAGCATAGGGTATTTATTATTCCAAGGTTTTTCTTCGAATAAAACCCATCTTTAGAAAAGTCAAAGACTGTTGTGATTTCTTCAACACCATGTGAGACTAACTTAGATATTGCATTTTTATATGTCATTTTCTCATTTCCCCTCTTTTGATATTTAATAGTGAATATTGGCATAGATTCTATTTCTTCAGATATTGTAAAATCCATCACTTCATCTGATAGAAATATTAATTCCCCATTATCTTCACTCCCTTCACATGAAAGTATTCTACAAAATGGAACTATACTGGATTTACAAATATTATCATAATTTAATGATAGAAGCTCTTGTGTCCTCATTAGAGCTGTTAAATTTATTATACCTGCCTTTATGTCTGGCCCATTAAAGAACATCATTTTTGACATATGAGCTTTCTTTATAGTTGCCATTTCATCTGGTGAGATATATAACCTGGACATAGTAAAATTGGTCATATTTAAACTAAAAACATTGTTCATACTCATTCGGAACAATTCATCTCGAACTGACAGTACAACTGGGCACACTGGGACCATTCGGTTGTATCTATTTCCTCTAGCAGCAAGGCCTTCCTGGTTTCTTCTATATATATGTTCTATTGTCGATACTTGATATGTATACATATGGGCACGTTTTTTTTGGTATGTGATATAATAACTAAATTTATCATCTAGAACTTGCTCTGACATAAATTCGAATTTCAAACCATGTCTAGAATTCAATAGTTTATTCCCCGCATGGAAAACTGTATTTGGGTAAAAATTCGGTATTGTTAACTCTGCAATCTTTAAGATTTTATCTTCACCAACAATTCTTATAGACCTCAGGTAACCTGAGATTGTTAAATCTATGACACCTGAATTAAGAGATCTATTAGTCTGCCAATTATTCCAGGACACTCTTTCATTTGTCTTTAGAGCATCGAATTTGTTCAAATCTGCCTGTGTTAGTGCTTGCATTCTAAAAAGTAATGGGATAAAATCCAATCTCAAATTGCTTCCTAAAATTGTATTGTATAATGAATTAACTGGTATATTCTTATATGAAAAATTATCTACTACCTCTGTGATAAAACTCAAACGACTTGCCTCCTCCACAAATGAATCTGCAAAGTGTGTTAATACCCTAAAACATTCATTTGCTATAATTTGCTCAGTTGTACTTGTAGTTACTATATTGCCCTTTGCTGATCCACTTAGAATTTGTTTCAAATAATGCATCGTGAACCATTTATCATCAGAAATAGTATTACCCTGAACTAATGTGCAAAAGTCCACAGATGTATATGCTTTCATTGGCAATATAAAGACTTTAACCTTGTGCTCAGTAGATTTTATATAATCATAGCACAATTGATACAACTTTGTTAATTCTCTGATCTTGTACATTGTAATTTCCATCCCAGTTAAATGCTTGGGTGGGTTATCCATATTTTGCCCTATTTTTTCTTTGATACCAGTGCTTTCTAAAAACTCATTCAAGTGGTGTAAGTCTTTCTCAAGCTCTGTTGGCTCAGCACCGGGTAGATCAGTTGTCCCTTTACTGAAGGCTTTTAATACCAATGCAGGAGAATGATGTATTAATTTCATATTTCTGAATTCCGGCATCTGGTTAGCACTCAATCCATTCCTATCTTGTGGTGTCCCTTTGACACACAGTAGAGAAGTGTTTGCTGCAGTTATCATCAGTGGGTCATTTAATATACAGTATTTATACACTATACTTATGTCCTCCAGATCTAAGGGTAGATGATTGATGTCCCTAACTATCATCTGGTATGCTTGTGGAAATGTGACCCTACCGATGATTTCCGGCAAATCAGCAATTATGTCAGATTCCACTAAAGAACTCAACTTATCAAAGATACTGCTATAGTCAATGATTGGTTTATGGGAGAAAAGTACTTGCTCTATAAATAATTGAGCTGGATTTTGGATAGATAGACTTTCTTTAAATCGCTTGGAATTGTAACGATACAATACTGATGTCATAAATTGTTCTTTATTCTCACCTTTTGTAACTAATAGCTCTGGATTTTGTAACATATAACTCAATGTTTCTTTATAATCATCATTAGACATAGAATTTTTGAAGTCTAGATATGAAACTAATTTATTTAATGATCCTGGAGTGGTGAACTTTCTTGGTGTCAACAAGGACCTACTTCTCATGTCACTGGTCTCCCCCATGTTCGAGTCTGTACTTACTTCTGTGTCAAGTGTCAGATATCTTAGAATTTTGAATCTAAATTTTTCTGATTCTGTTAGATTACCTAATTGAGCTAGCCACTGGCATTGAGTCTGTATTGTTTCTCTTTGCTTATCAATTGGTACCAATTTCTTCAACATCTCTATAAGAAACCATAGGTTGCCAGCTTCAAGGCCTACTAATGATATAAGGTATAATGGCGCATTGATATAGCCATTTAGCTCAACTGGTATATCCTTTCTATTTGTAAATGGTAAATGATTTGTTGGGCAATTCACTTGCTCATCTAGCATGTTATATGTTAAATGAGTTATCCAATGGCTGCAGCTTATTGCAAGCCATGCTAAGCTAGGTGGGCATCCATGCTTTATGCTTTGTTGTGTGGCTGATAGCCTACTTGCCAGATCTTCATATGGCCCTATATATGCACAATCTCCTACACTAGGTAGTAAGAATCTCCCATATATAGACAATGGCTCACCATGTAAGTTAAAAAGTGACACAAACTCTTTGCATGTATGGGTTATATATGTTTTTTTCATATTTGCCTGGCATCCAAAAGTGAGACAGACAGATTCAAATGTATGTGCAGCAAATTGTATAACCATGTCATCTTTGACTTTATTTTGCATAATGGCAAGGGATGTCTGATTGTCGTCCGAATGAACCATAGAATTTACCAGACAATCTCCGTCCAGCAACTTCATAGTCTCTTTGAAAATATCTTTGTAAACCATCATTGCACAACTATGTACATAGCTAGAGATGTAATTAAAATTCCCTTGTAACCAATTCCTTTTTATGTTTACAAAGTTGGCATTTAAACCATTAGTTGAGTTTAGAATTAAATCATTGTTGTATGGAGTTTTTTGATCTAATATGTTGGATAGCAAATCATCTGGTAAGATCAGCACTTTCTGCATATAATTACACATGAAAAATAACATCCTCTTTTTCTCATTCGGGTAAAGTATTGGATCCAAAACTATAAGCCAAAAATACTTATAGAAAACATCTTGCGCACTCCATTTCGACATATCAGCATTAATCTCTAGTTTCAATGCTTTTGTAGGATCACCTTTCTGAATACTATCCTTCGTCTTCTCCACGATGTATCTTATCTCTTCCTCTGCTTTTTTCTCCAAGATCCTCAATTTTGAATCTCCTGGTTCACTAATCATTTCATCTGTATTTAACTTACATCTTTCTTTAGAGATTCTCTCTATAACATACATACACATTTTTGCTTCAAACTCACCTACAAATATTTCTCTGTCCTTTGCTGTCTTTTGTCCTTTATTAAAGAATGTAAATGAAAAGTCCTTGTGCTTTTGCATCATCTCCATAGCCTGATCTATAAATGGCCTATCATCTAATTCTTTTAATTTGAATAACTCATATAATCTATCAAATACTTTAACAGAAATGTAATCTCTATAATTCGGGATCTTTGCAACTAAATCTTCATAGCTGCAATGTCTGGTTTCTAATGTAGATTCCTCATCTACTAAAAATAAAGGATTCGATAAGCGGTACTTCTCACAAGCTTTCTGTTGAGATTTTACTGATGTGGCTAGGTTTTTTGCCTTGATCTCCCTGAAATCTCCAATCTTAATGCATGATTTTGAGCTGGTAAATGTACTAATGGTTGTTATACTTCTCTTGAAATTGTTGCGGCTCTCCACTCTGTTTCTCAAATGATTATGTCTAGAAGTGTCTAAAATTAATGATTTAGCTAGGGAATGAATCAATATTGGTAGATTAACATGTTGTTTCTTTCCATGCTTAGACCATATGCCCAAGTCATCCATCCTCTGAGTCATTTCTATTTCAAGAACTGTCTTGGCTAGATCTATCATAACATGATGCTTTTCATGAAGGCCTTTTGCGTTAAAATAAAAAGGTAAGTAAATCTGATTGATATATTCTTTGAGGTTTACTCTACCGGGGAACCATATAGATTCCAAGTTCCTCTCATCGTTTACACCTTTCTGTGTTATTTCATAATCTGAAAGATAAATATTCCTCAACTGTATTTTGCTGGATTGTTCATTGGCAGAGCTACAACCTCTCTTGATTAAATTTACCATATAGACGCTAAAAAGTGTCTTAGTATAGGGTGAGAACTTTTCAGATATATAATCTTTTACATGACTGGAGATGGCTAAAGAGTTCATTATCATATATCTAGATGGTTCAGTTAAAGATAACATACTTTTAGTTATAGATAAACTTGTATAAAATGCAAAATTTAAAACATCTACAAGAGATATGTTTGGGTTATTATTATACAATAATAGAGCACTTAGAAGGAATAAGCCTGGGGATGACACTATTCTCTGGCATCTTTCTTTATCTAGCCTAATAGCCTTGCTAATAGATATAAAGTTTTTTGTTTTTAATTCTAAAGTTGTAAATAAGGCACCTGCATCCATAATAGATTGCTTTTCTTGATGAATACAGACTACTGAGAAAACAACTGTTGCTCTTTTTGTCTTGATGTCTGAAGAAGGGAACACGAGGGCATACATAGAGTCATTTGCACACATAGCTACTCTGAAAGTATTATGCCTGTTATATTGTGATACTGAAAGAATATTTCTCATTAACATTGAGATGTCTGTTATGCATTGCCAAAAACATGTTTTATTAATCTTTTTTAATGTGTTAAATGTATCTTCTGAAGCCTCCTTTATTTGGTCTGAGAATACCCCCATTATTGGATGTAGATTTTCCAATGTATTAGTTTGTGCCAAGAATGTTTTGTTTTTGTTTATCATTGACCTTGCTGCCATCAGGACAATGGTATTGTTGAAGTCTAATATCTTTGGCTTATCTAGTTCTAGGTCAGTTGTAGTTTTGTCTTTGAAATTTTTGTGTTTCCCAATACCTAAGAAATTCTTAAAGAATTTTTGTCTTTCCTGTCCTTTGAAGAGATCATTTGCCAAGATAAATTGTTGCTCCCAAAGCACTAATGCATTTCCTATTTTAATGGCTTCTAGCCTCTTATTGTCTATCTTTTTTCCTGTTGATCTGGCTATCAACTTCCTTTCCATACAGAGATTCTCATATGCTCCAACGTTGCCATCTATATCCATACTTTTGCCAATTGCTTTTAATGAATCTGTCCAAGTTGAAGGCTCAATGATAGACTGTAAAGAGTTTGACAAAAATATGAGCTTTGCAGTTGCACTACTTAGTTTCCTATTAGCATTTTTTGCCCATATAAAATGTATGGACGGCTTCTGTTTATTTATATCTGTTATGATATCCCTTTCTTCAGAAATTCTTCGGCTCATTAATTCCCAGCCTTTATCAATTTCAGATTGCGTGGGTTTCATATATTCACCATTCATGTTAAATATAGCATGTGACTTTTCTGAGAGGAACTCTTGATAATCTTGTTCTGTCTTTGCTTTTGCAGTATACAACAGGCTGTTCCAGCGTTCAGCAGAATAGGCACTGAATGAAATGGCTTCATCGAATAAGTTCACAAATCTAGGGGGCATGGATCCTATGAATTCTTTATAAATTGGGTGGTCATACAATTCTGGAGTATCATCCATACACCATGGTGCTGTCAGTGTAAAGTCACCATGAGCAATCATAAGTAGAAACTCCTCATCATCTGCAAACTTGTCCAGTAATAATTTCCTCAACTCAAAAAACTTTGAAAAATCTAGCTGTATGGGTATATTTGGATATTTAGCTTTAAAATTTTCACCTATTATACTGATCTGATATGTCACAGGGTTTGCCCTTATGATTGCTATTTCAGTTGGTATACCTATTTGCTCCATAACTGGTAGAATCAGGGTTGTATATTTTTTGTATGTTATTTCTGTACTATCATTCCCTACTGAGACTTTGTAATCCATTATAATTAGGAAATCATCATCCCAGATGTAATTATCAGGTGTAACATTTGGTATATTGAAGTTCATCAGGTTAATTCCAGGTGCAACATCCAGGATGATCTCATCTAAGAGAACGTTGTTTCTAAACTCTATGCCTATTGAAGCACAAAGTTCTCGACCAAAATAATCATGACGTGCTTCCAAAATGTCAGTGCTGATGTCCTTTGCTACAGTGGCTGTTTTAGCTGATTGAATCCTCTTGAGGAATTGATCATACATTTGGTCCTCCATATTGTTTTTGGTTTAGTTTGTAATTTCTTTATATAGGAGTACACTACT